ATCCCAATAGTTTACTAAAGACAGAAGAAGACAAAGAGATATACAGAAGATATAAGGCTGGAGAAATACAGCTTCCTAACTTCAAAAGGTTTCAAGTTGTAAAACAAACCAAGATAACTGGAAGATACTTGTTAAAAGCGCTTATGGAGATATCTATACACTACGATGTGAATGTGATGTTTTGCGATAATAAACATAATGCATTTATGATGTGTAATAGTATTTTTAAAAGGTTGAATGAATCATTCCACAAGGAGCAGTAATGTCAAACATACGAGACACTATCGGAGAAATCCACAATTATGGAATTGATGTTAAAAATAGGGAGATTTATTTACATCCAGCAAAAGATAACGGAGACGAAGACCCCGGAGTTGATTACAGGATGGCTATAAACTTTGTAAAAAACATAAGACATCTGGACTCATTCAATAATGACGAGATAAGAATAAACATGCAGAGCATCGGCGGCTCTTGGGGCGCTGGAACCTCCATATACGACGCCATAGCATCATGTAAATCTTACGTCACTATTGTGGTTTACGGGCAGGCCGAGTCAATGAGTGGCATAATATTGCAGGCGGCTGACAACAGGCTTATGTCTCCAAGCTCTTACTTTATGACGCATTTTGGTTCAACAGATTGTAGCGGAGACTATCAAAGCTCACAGAATTGGGCAGAGCTTGATAAGTACAACTTAGAACTTATGCTAAATATATTTGCTTCAAAGTGCGTAAATGGAAAATTCTTTCAAGAGAGGGGATATAATTTGTCTAAGACAAAATCTTACATAAAAAGAAGGATGAAAGATGGAGACTGGTATCTTAACTCACATGAAGCTGTACAATTTGGATTTGTGGATGGTATATTAGATGATAAGTGATAAACAAAAATTAGAAGACGCTTGGTTAGGAATAGATGTAGATGAAAAACTACTATTTAATCCTATGGACTTTATAACAGAGGGTGCGGACAAAGATCAGCTTTTGGAGAGAATAGCTTGGTTAATGATGAGACCAGAGTATTTCTCTTTTGCCTGTAAATATATTCTAAATATAGAACTATTACCATTTCAGTCGCTTCTTCTTTATGAGATGTGGAATAGGAAGTTCCCAATGCTTATAGGTACTAGAGGTATGGGTAAGTCTTTCATACTTTCTGTATACCCGCTTCTTCGCGGATTATTTATGCCGGGAAGAAAAATTATTGTTGTTGGCGCCGCTTTCCGTCAGTCTAAAGTATTGTTTGAATATATGGATACAATATGGAAAAACGCTCCTGTTCTTAGGGATCTATGTGGATCTAATAGCGGTCCAAGAAGAGATGTAGACCGTTGTGTTATGCATATAAACCAAAGTACGGTAACTTGCCTACCTCTTGGCGACGGAAGTAAAATCAGAGGTCAAAGAGCTAATGATATCATAGCGGACGAGTTTGCATCTATACCTAGAGATATTTTTGAAAACGTTGTAGCCGGTTTCGCTGCGGTAGCTTCTTCTCCAGCAGAAAAGGTAAAAAATAAAGCCAAAAGAAAAAGAGCCAAGGAATTAGATATAGGAATAGAAGATACTTCAGATAGCACTCAAGATAAATCAAACCAAATAATACTATCGGGTACTGCTTACTATGACTTTAACCACTTTGCAGATTACTGGAAAAGATATAGAGCTATAGTAAATAGCGGAGGTAGAGAGTCTGCATTAGAAGATGTTTTTGGTGGCGACGTTCCTGAAGATTTTGATTGGACTGAGTATTCAGTAATTAGGATGCCTGTCCAGAACCTTCCTGATGGATTTATGGATTCTGGGCAAGTAGCAAGAGCTAAAGCTACTATCCACTCTGGTATATTTAATATGGAGTATGGGGCATGTTTTACTACAGATAGCCAAGGTTTCTTTAAAAGAAGTCTTATCGAGTCGTGTTGCACATCGCCATCGAAACCTGTAAGTTTTGCTTCTGGTGAAGTTTATTTCGATTCAATGTTAAAGGGTAACCCTAAAAAGAAATATGTATTTGGAGTTGATCCCGCTTCCGAAGTCGATAACTTCAGTATTGTAGTTATGGAAATAAATGAAGACCACAGAAGAGTAGTTCACTGCTGGACAACCAACAGGAAACAGCATAAAGATAAACTTAGGTCAAGAATGGTTGACGAAGATGATTTTTATTCCTACTGTGCCAAAAAGATTCGGGATCTTATGAAAGTGTTTCCGTGTGCCGAAATAGCGTTAGACGCTCAGGGCGGTGGTATAGCTATAATGGAAGCTCTTCAAGACAGGGACAAGATAAGAGAGGGTGAGGTTGCTATATATCCTACGATAGAAGAGAAAGAGAAAGAGACGGATCATAAAGCGGGTTTACATATATTACAGGTTTGTCAGTTTGCAAAAGCTACATGGCTAGCAGAAGCAAATCATGGACTTAGAAAAGACTTTGAAGATAGAATTGTTCTTTTCCCGTATTTTGACTCTGTTAGTATCGGTCTTTCTATCGAGGACGATAAAATTGCTAACAGGAAGTATGACACCCTTGAAGATTGTGTTATGGAAATAGAGGAGCTTAAAGATGAGCTATCTATGATTATAATGACGCAGACATCAACTGGTCGTGAAAGGTGGGATACTCCAGAAGTAAAGGTTGCAGCAGGAAAGAAAAACAGGTTAAGAAAAGACAGATACTCGTCTTTGATCATGGCTAATATGTCAGCTAGAATTCTTTCTATAGAAAAAGATGTTATAGAATACGGGGCTATCGGGGGTTTTGCTCAACAGGATAACTCAGCAAAGTACGATAATGAAAAAATGTACTATGGACCATCTTGGTTTTCTGATAAAGTGCAGGATATCTACTAATTTGTGTATAATGTAATATCAATCATATTAACAATACTATTGTCTGGAGATTAATGCAAATGACTGAAGATTCATCACTTTACCGTACTTGGGGTAATGATTCACAGAAACAAGAGGCTTATGAACAAACTTCGGATAATGTCAATGCTTATGACGGTGTTCAAAAATCTGTAGGCTATGGAAGAAGAACTAGCTATATAGATATTGAGCCTAGCCGTTCTGTGAGAACTTCTTTTGTTAGATCTGACTACGATAGTTTTAGGCCCGGAGAATCCGTATCTAACAAGCAAAAGAGAATAATAAAACAATGTATGCAGGCTTACGACAGAGTCGGTATCATTAGAAATGTTATTGATTTAATGAGTGATTTTTCCTCTCAGGGTCTTGTTCTGGTTCACCCAAATAAAACTATTGAAAAGTTTTACAGAAAGTGGTGGCAAGAGGTTGGTGGCGTAGATAGGTCAGAACGGTTTTTAAACTATCTATATAGATGTGGAAACGTAGTTGTCCGTAGGCATACGGCAAAAATTAATAGGCAGCAAGAAAAAAATCTAAGAAACTCACTAGCTGCTGATGTTAAGATAGAAACTTTAAAAGTTTCAAAAAGAGAAATACCTTGGTCTTATGATTTTCTAAATCCCTTAGCCGTAGATATTAAAAACAGTGGCTCTGAGATGATTGGAAAGCCTGAGTTTGTATTAAACTTATCAAAGAATAGTTACGAAGCTTTGGTTAAAACTGACAATACTCCAAATACAATATTCAAGACTTTACCATTAGATATACAAAAAAGACTTAAAAATGGAGATAGAAAAATACCTCTAGATCCAGAGAACGTACAGATGTTCTACTACAAGAAGGATGACTGGCTTCTTTGGGCAAACCCTATGATTTATGCTATTCTGGACGATATCATAATGCTAGAAAAGATGAAGCTTGCTGATGTTGCAGCGCTTGACGGCGCTATATCTAATGTCAGACTATGGACGGTTGGCGATCTAGACCATAAGATTATACCTACAAAAGCCGCTATAAATAAGCTTAGAGATATTTTAGCTAGTAATGTCGGTGGTGGAACGATGGATCTTGTTTGGGGGCCAGAGCTTAAATTTACAGAAAGTCAGTCTCAGGTATATAGATTTCTGGGTGGTGACAAGTATCAACCGGTACTGACAAGTATATATGCTGGACTTGGTATTCCTCCCACTTTAACTGGAGCTTCTAGCGGTGGAGGATATAGCAATAACTTTGTTTCTTTGAAAACTCTTATAGAAAGATTAGAATACGGCAGAGAGGTGTTATCGCAGTTTTGGAGGCATGAAATTAAAATAGTGCAAAAGGCTATGGGATTCAGACTTCCTGCTGAGATACATTTTGATTCTATTATTCTTTCGGATGAAGCCGCGCAAAAGAAGTTGCTTATGGATTTAGCTGACAGGGATATTATATCTCAAGAAACTCTATTAGAAAGATTTAGAGAAATACCCAACATTGAAAGAGTTAGAGTTAGAAGAGAAGAGAGAGAAAGGGCTAACGATTCTGCTTCACCAAAGAAAGCTGGGCCGTACCATAATCCCCAACATAAGGATGATATGGCTAAGATAGCTTTAACAAAAGATATTTTAGATTCTGAGTATCTTGAGAATCTGGGGGTTCCATATACAGATCCTCCAGTCGTAGAACCCCCGGCTTCTAACAGCCCTAAAGATAGTGAAAATAAACCTATTGAAGATAATGGTAGACCTAAATTTTCTAGAGATACACAAAAAAGAAAGCAGAAAAGGGTTCTACCCAGAAGTTCTGACGCTACTTCAAAAACCCTATGGGCTATGGAGGCTCAGGCGAAGATATCTGAAATAGTATCCCCTATCGCCTTGGGACACTTTGGTAAAAAGAATATCAGGAGTCTAAATAAAGCCGAGGTTGACCAACTAGAGCATCTAAAACTTTGTATATTGACTGGTATGCAACCCTTTATGGATATCAATGAAGGTGTTATAAAACAGTTAATAGATAATAAAACTAAACCTTCTGACGAATTTTACACTTTGGCAAATGCCAAGAAGTTAGACTTTGTAGATAGTAACCAAAGAGAGCCAAATACTTCTGAAATTAGATTTATATACTCTGCTACATTTGGAGAAATGTCTAATTTTTAGTAATAAATTCTATTATTTAAAAAATTTGTGTATAAGTTTTCGGAGGTTTTTTTATGAAAATATATGAATCAGAAATAAATGACGGTATTGGCGAACTCGTAAAGAGTACGGCTAGTGTTGCGTATTGTTCTGAGGCTGTACAGGCTGATGCCTTCAAGGTTCCAGTCAATATCGCTGACAAATGTTTTGCAGAAAATAAAGATCAAATAGATTTATTTTATCTTGAGTCCGTACTTGTTAGCACCGGCTGGAATAAAAATGATGATGTTTTTGATCCAAAGGAAACTTGGGCGGCTAGAGCTACGCCAGAAGATAAGCCGTTTAATTACATGCACGATGAAAAAGATATAATCGGTCATATAACTGGCAATAGTGTTGTTGATTTTGAAGGCAATGCTATAGCTGAAGAACAAGATCCTCCATCTGAATTTAATATATTAACCACCGCTGTTATTTACAAAGAGTGGAGCGATGTAGACCAAAGACAAAGAATACAAAAAATACTAGCTGAAATCGAAGAGGGGCAATGGTTTGTTTCTATGGAATGTCTAT